AAGAAGATTCATTAGAGATTTCTGCAATCCTGTCGATCCTGATAATTTTAACAAAGTCTTGTATAACCAAAAATATCTCGGTAGAATGGGAATTGTTCATGTGAGAGTAAAGCATAAGAAAAAAACACTCAAAGATTATCAAATATTATGTCATCATGGTGGCTTTGCAGGTATGCGACAAGGTGGAACAATCAATCGACTTGAGGACATAACAGCAGGGTTTGAGGGCATTGATGTCAGTTTAATGGGACATACACATAGAACATGGACAGCAAGTCAAGAAGTCATGGGCTATTCATATTATCACAACTCATTCTATCAAAGAAAAGTTATCTTGGCAAACACAGGAACATTTCTAAAATCATACAGCAAGGGTGTAGATTCTTACATTGAATCAAGTCCAAGACGACCAACTAGGACAGGAACTATTTGATCCATACAACAATGACATCTTTGGACATGACTAACATGGAAATAAAAAATCGCAGTATAAATAAAATCCCAAAGAAGCAAGTTGAGTGGTGGGAAGATTATGAGGAAACAATGACCATCACTGAAAAAGTTTGGACAGTGTTTCAGGAAATACCAAAGAAAAAATATGTATTTACATCACAGATAACTGCACAGGTCAACAAGGACAAAAATTTTAAATTTACAAAAACTAGACGAATTAGGGAAGCAATTCAGGATTTGCTTATTGCCAAAAGAATTAAGATGACAGGCAAGTCCAAAGTCAACGGAAGAATAGTAAAATTATATGAAAGGGTTTGACATGGATAAATTACGTGTTGACTTTAGAACCCACAGCAGAACATTATCAGGTGACAGAGGTGTATTTTATGACACATCAAACCGAGCAATAGTTATCCTGCAAAATCACGAATGTTATGAAGATATTTTATCTACATTACAGCATGAAACCATACACTTTTGTCTTAAAGAAGATGAGAATATTGACGAAGAACAAGAGGAAGAAATTATTTACAGAATGGCATGGGCAGATTTAGACTTGGTTTAAAAAAATAAAAAAAGAGAATAGTGATTTATTTCAGAATGAACCGAAATACGCACAAAAACCAACATACTTCCCTTATACATATTCCACAGCACTCGAATTAGATGTCCTCACAGATATTCACAATGCACAGGTTGGAAGAAGAAAAATGCGTCAGATGTGGCGAATGTATGGTAAGTATTCAAACTTGCCATTTAAAATGTATGAAATGTGGTGCAGAAATAGATTGTTCTGACTAAAACAGAGTGTTATATTTTACATTTTTTAGCATTATACTATTGGAAGATATACAAGAATTAAAAAAACATCACGATACACTACTTGCAAAACTGCAAGACATTAGTGATAGGGACTACAATTCTAAAACAGAACTTGTCAAAGAACTAATTGACGTATCACGACCACTGATTAAATCAGGGTTGATTAAAGGTTTAAAGCAAAACGATCTTGCTACTTATATTAATGCAAAGTTAATAGAAAATGGCATAAAGTATATTCGGAATGAAAGATTTTATGACCTCTTTTTAGAAAATGAAAAACACAGTGAATTTGGAAGTAAGTTAAGCTCTACCAATGTGAGAGCTCATGAACATAATTTTTCAGGTGATGAGTTTGAAAAACTTTGTGAGTGTGGTGACATGATTAGACTAGGAAAACATTTCACTGTTGCAATAGAACCAATAGAAGATACACCAACAACTGCAAAGTATGACATCAGTGTCACAGAAAAAAAAGAAAAGAAAGAAATTGATCCTTATGAAAACGTGCATACTGAAATGTTAATACGTCAAGCAAATTTGTGCAAAGACATGGCTTCATTATTAGAAGATCAAGTTAAAAAATATTATCGTTATGAACCAATCGCAAAATCTATTGATGATATTTACACAGATGATATGTGTAAAAAAATAATTGCAGACACAAAGTCAGCAGAAGCAAAGATGATTCATGCAGAGAAACAGCAGGATATACGCCAAAAGGTAGGGGAATTTGAGAAACTTATGGCGTTCATTTTGGAAGAAACAACATACAACGTGGCTAAGGTTGCAAAATTAATTGGCATAACACCCAAACATCTCACTAACAATGTCAATCCTGAAATGAGAAAAATCATTGATGAGTTTAATTGGTTTAAGACTTTGACCGTAATACTGCCAAAGGATATGAAGAAAGGTGACATGGTAGGCATAGACATAGCAGATTGGTTTAACCACATGATGGTCAGAAAAGACCTAGCATTGGAAATGCGACAACCACTTCTTAAGTTCAAGTGGATTGCATTTTGGTAATATGGAAACAGGAAAACTAAGGTATCTAGCACTAGCTTGTGGAACAGGCTTAGTTGCACTAGGTGGGTTGATTGAAAGAATATCACCTGACATCTTTGCAGCAGCAATAATTGCCATTCTAGGAATAGCAAGTGCAGATATGATTAAGCATAGGAACGAATAGGCTATATACCGTCAAATACATCAATTCGTATGTTAAGACAGTATAGAGTGGGTGACATTGTGATATGTAACACCAGCTATACAAAAGCTGATGGACTTCGTGGATTCATTGAGGAAGTAGTTGATGAACCAACAGAATATCGTCAGGGATTGTATTCTGTCTATGGTTTAGAAAAACCAAATCATGGTGAAGCACATGATGTGTATTTTGGTGACTATCGAACATCAGAACTAGAATACACAGGTGAAACAATGGGTGTGGCAGAACTAGAAGAATATGCAAAAAAATATTCTGATAATGCCATGATTCAGACGGACATGGACAAAATAATATCACAAAAGATAGGTTTAGTTAATAACTGACCATTCTTTTATTCTCTATTTTTTTATTCTAATCAATGGCAATTTGTTATGTTCGTGAAAACAACGGTGAGCTAGAATTTTCAGAGGAAGATCAGACACATTGGGATCACAAATGGAACAAGCAAATTGTCACGTATGCTTTACAAAAAGATAGTGAGGATATTGATGGTAGAGCAAAAGAAAAATTAGCAGTTAACTTAGCCATGAGTAC